GAATATGACTGTGGAGTTCGAGGTTGGATACGGAGGAACCTTTGCCAAGTACAAGGTCTTTGAGTCCTACGCCTGGATGCATGTCTGTTATGGGGCGGCGGCCGGCAATCCCAACGATGTGGATGGCCAGTTTTATGATGATGTAATCCCGGGCCATGTGGACATAAAGGACTTTCCTTTCAGAGAGACGCCCGATGACTACTATCTCTTCATAGGACGCCTTATTGACCGTAAGGGCTATCAGGTGGCCGTAGACGTCTGTAGACACCTAGGAAAGCGTCTGGTGGTCGCTGGACAGGGAACCGTGCCCGATTACGGCGAGTACGTTGGGGTAGTGGGGACCGAAGAACGGGCAAAACTCATGGGTGGCGCAATTGCCTCGTTTGTCCCAACTATTTACACCGAGCCTTTTGGTTTGGTTGTAGCCGAGGCGATGGCCTGTGGGACTCCTGTAATCACGACAGATTGGGGTGCTTTTCCTGAAAACGTAATTCAGGGAGTTAACGGTTTTCGTTGTCGCACATTGCAACAGTTTATTGATGCTGCTGTAGCGGCACCAACCCTAGACCGTAAAGCAATTAGGGATTACGCAGTTGACCGTTTTGGATTAGACACAAACGCTATTCTTTATGAAAAGTACTTCAACCGTCTACTGACGCTTTGGGGTAAGGGCTTCTACGAGCTTGAATCACCACTTGTCTAGTGGGCACACTGCGTGATTGAGTCTTACCTTTAGGTTCATGAAACAACCACACTGCTTACATTGTTTTGTAACTTTTGTAAGTTCTGGGCACTCTTTACAAATTGAGTAACGCTCACGCTGGAGTGCGGTCGGTGCAAACTCGGTGTCAGACTTCAAAAAGTCAGTAGGGCTAGATTTTTGGTTTTTGCCAATTTCTTCACGCATGTTTAAACATTACCACGTTACGGGTGGTGGTGTAACCTTTACGCGCGTCCGCTTGTTTCCCCAAGCCTGAATTATTACGTCAAGGTCACTTGAAAAGTCAAAGTTTCCGTTACCATATACACGAACTCTTCCTGCTCCTGCGTTTCCAAAGTCCGTATTGGGGCTAACGTCAAAGAGGTAGTTCATCTCGTTGTTTGAAGCACCAGGCCAATTGTAACTAAGCGAGCTTCGCTGACCATCTCCTGAGGGGGGGCTACTGCTTGACGGCAACGTAGTGCTTGTTCCACTGTAATCAATAAAAAAGTGACGCGACGGAGTTGACGCAGACCCGTTTCCTTGGCTAATAGAATTTACCATAAGATATCTAACAGCCCATTGTACGCTGCCTTCGGTTTCAGTATTTACTCCCGGAATAGACCTTGTTGAAAGCTGGGTAAAAGTGTTTCCTGTAACCGTAAATTCGCCAGTCGTGTAGACAATTTCGGCTGTGTCTGTTATTGCACCCTGCCATTCAAGGTATGAATCTGGTTGACGACTCTGCTGTCCTATGACAGCAAGGTTTGTCCATCCTGTCGTAAGAACATAATCAGTATCTTGAGTCGAAAACTGCTCTGCCCGAATACGGTATTGTTGACCGGCCGTAACAGTACCTGAGGTTGCAAAACTCGAACCACCGCCACTATAGTTTTGGTTTCCAGTGTACGTAGCAACAAGGACTTCACCCTGTGCTGCGTTTTGCCACGTATTATCTGCAACCATACGCTGAAGATAAATTCTTGTTGTTGTTCCGGCAGTAGACGTAGAATCCCTAACATCAGTTGGATTTATGGTCCATTCGACCCTTCTCTCATTTGGGGTGGATTCTGAGTTGTAACTAGCACTTACTGAAACAAATACTGGTATAGCAAAAGTAGGAGTGCTTCCAGCAGATGCAGAGCTATATGTTCCACTGCCAACAGCGTTTGTTGCCAAGACTCGACCGATGTGCGCAGGACCGTTGTTTAAGACCCACGATTTAGAACGATTGGTAAATTCCGTTGAGCCAGACGAGAACGTTTCTGCAGTGGACCAACTTGAGCCGCCGTTTAAAGAATACTGAACCGTGTAGCTGCTTATAGCGCTTCCGTTGTTTGCTGGAGTAGACCAGGAAATCGTAAAGGTCCTATCTCCGGCAGAACTTGTTGGAGCTGTCATCTGAGAAGGAACCCCAGCTGTTGCTGCTGAGGCTATGGAAGACCATCCGCTCTGACCTACTTGGTTAACTGAAGCAACCCTGAAGTAGTAAGTGGTTGATGCCGCTAGTCCTGTAACCGTAGTAGAGGTACTGGCAGATACGCCGTCTGCAAAAGTTACAACATCTGAAGAAAAGTTAGAAGAAGTAGAACGCTGAACTATGTAGTCAGATATTGCTGAACCGTTGGGGTCTGGGGCAGTCCAGGAAAGTGGTGACTGGCCTACTCCGCTGTTGGCGTTTAAACTTATTGGAGCGTTTGTTACACCCGCCGTGGTACCAATCACTGTATTGCTGTCAGTTCCTGGACCAACAGCGTTTACAGCCCTGATACGGACGTTGTAACTTGTAAAATCCGTAAGGCTTGTTATTGTATAGTTCGCAGTACCTGATTGTCCCATTGAGGTCCAAGAAACTCCATTGTTAGTTGAAAACTCATAATTAGTTATAGCGGTTCCACCGTTAAATCCCGGTGCCGTAAAAGCAAGCGTCAACTCCCTGTATCCGCGTGTTATGGAAGTCAATGTTGGAGGAGGAGGGGTGGTTCTTGGGGTTGTTGTTGTATTCCAGACGTTTGATTCTGGACCAGCACCCAAGTTATTGACGGCTCTTATCTTTACAAAATAAGGCTGACCGTTTGTTAATCCGCTTACTGTTACTGGAGATGTTGGTGGAGTTGTAGCCGAACCAGCTAACGCCCACGGACTAAATGTTGAGTTGTCCGTTGAGTAAGCTTGCTCGTATCTAGTGATTGATAGCCCGCCGTTAAATACTGGAGCAGTGAAGGCAATAGAAAGAGAAGAAACACCCGGCGTTGACGAGGTGATTATTGGCGCTCCTGGTTTTTGTTTTTCACCAAAATAGGCTCTAGATGCAGTAGCCCTGGCTCCAAGAAGAGGCATTATTATCCCTTAAATGAGGACTGGCTAGCAAAAACGTCAAATCCGGCTGATGTTTTCATGACCGTTATTGTATAAACGTCAATCGATGATGGACCACCAGTTATTGAAGCGTTGCCAACAGGATACGAAGAACCACCAAACCATCGAACCGTTACTCCAGTGGTCAATGTATCAATAGTGATGGCGTCAAGTTTTCTTGCTGTAGTTCCTTGTACACAAAAGGCAACAACGGTAATAGTTTCATGCGTTAACATATCTGAGCCAAGAGAGTTGGTTGATGTTATTTTGAACGAAAAGTCACCTGTGTGCGTGCCTGAATAGTAATATATTGCACCATTGTCAACATTGAGTGTCTGTTGGCCGTTAAGAGCTCCACTGGAATGTACGGCTTTTTCTATTAGTTGTTGTATTTTGCCAGTACCCGAAAGTGTTGTTATTCCAGAAAGCGTTAAATCGGATGCAAGCTTTCCTGATGTAACAGCACCGTTTCTAATCTTTGCCGTGGTCACAGCTTCTGAAAGAGCAGTTCCGTCAAGCTTGTCCGTCGTTATTGCTCCGGCCCTTACTTTTGCGGTAGTGACCGCCTCTTCGCCAACAACGTCGCTTTTGAGCTTGGCTGCTGTAATACCGTTGTCGGCAACAGTAAACTGTCCAGAGTCTGACCACGTAACGCCGTTGTAGTACTGAATAACTTTGGTGCTTTGCAGGTAGCAAAGACGACCCTCAGAAAGGGTTGGTTCTCCATCTCCACCAAAGGCGGAGTCTCTAGCGGCAGCGTTTACAAAAACGGGGACAGTTTGGTCCATGAGATACGTATTAATCTCAACGTCCGATAGTGCTTCCCCTACCGTAAATTTCTTTATTCCTGCGCCAGCCATTTTTCCTCCGTTATTGCTTTAATTTTACCATCTAAGGCAATTGTGTCTGTTATGTAAGACTTATACCGTCTTCAGGGGTTCCTGTTGCGTCATTGGGGACGACGTTTCCTAGTGGGTACATGCCGTCAACAGCGTCTCCAATTGGGTTTCCTGCCACAAATGTTCCGTCTGGCAACGTGCCTGAAAGAGTGTCGCCAATCTTAAACTCAACCACAGCCACGGCCCGGTGATAAATCTTGAACCCCATAGGTTTTGCCATTTCTACAGCGTCAAGTATTGCATAACTTTCGTCACCATCGTTTTCACAGTCAAAGGTTTCATTAAGAAGTGTCTCAATCATAATTTTAAATGGGTCACTATCAAAATGAGGAATTATGAAAATATAGTATGAGGAATCTTCTCCATCTTTTGTGTAATGGAGAACCTGTCTGGTTGCTTCTCTGATTGCGTCTTTTGTTCCAGCAGCTCTTCCGTAGTATCCGGTAGAAAGTTGCCATTTAACAAAAGACTCAATAGCCCCAACAGAGGTGAACATGTCTTGCGGAGTTTCGTATGTTACGTCCGTTAGCCCGTTGTAAAGATATTTAATATTTTTCTTTAGCTTGTGACCATTGAACTGAGACAACCAAGGAGCGTTTTTTGAATCAACATACTGCGGATTTACCAAAGTGCTATGTGTGTTGTTTGTTACATATTGGTCGGAAAGAACAGAAAGTTCAGCAGGTTCATAGCTATAAATACGAAGATACTCTTCGTCCACATCCCTGGCTCCAGTCATCATGCAATCCATGAGCCTATGCAATGGAGCAGAAGGATTTGTCTGTGCTAAATCTATCTCCCAATAAAAATCAGGCATAAAAGGAATAGCATTGTAAACATAAGGGCTTGAATAGTAAAGAAAATCCTCTATCAAGTGCGGAGACGTAAGGTAAATAGGCAGACCGCCGTGTCCTGTAAGCGTAATTGATATATCAAAGTTAAAAGTTTCTTCTTCAGAAAGTGGAAGCATTTCTACATTGCTTCTAAAAGAAGAAAATCGTCCTGGATAAATAGTCGAGACAACTGGCTCTTGGCTTTCAAGTCCAACCCATTCTGAGTAAACCAAAGTGCATGCAACGGATGTTTGACGATTGCAATAAATTTTTCCATTAAAAGAAAAATCTTTGCCGTTGTCTCCAAGAAGCATGGGGGATTTACCAAAAAGTTTTAAAGTTACCGGTTCTGTTCCGCTTGGATTAACTTTTATTGAATACCTAGAAGTAACATCAAATATTTCAGAAATTGTAGATATTGTTCCACCCGTACATGTCCATTGGTGTGGGTAAGGATAGGAGACAGTGGCAGAAGTGCTGGTAGAAGTTAGCTCCCCTACTGATGAAGAAAAACCTATTATTTCTACATGCAGGTAGTGATAGGTTGCGTCGCTAGTAATTTCAACAATATTGTATGAGTTGTTCAGCGTGACTGGGTTAGTGTCTGTTCCGATTGGAGTATATGTAACGTCAGTTGGCTCTCCCAAAACGGTACTGAAAACTATTCCCGTAACTCTTATTGGGTCACCAACACTCGGCAAATAAGCTTTAGAAACTTTTAAAACCAAATGACTTACCCCAGGGTCATAAAGAACATCTTCGTTTGTCGACCATTGAACAACTGGGTACGTATCGCTGGCTAGAGGTAGCGCAGCTTTTGTCAGTCTTGCTTTTGACTCTAGGGCGTTGTATTGAGAGAGCCTATTGGAAGTTTTTGCCACGACTAAACCACCGTATATGAAATTGTTAAATCATCAGGGGTGATTCTTGGAGCCCAACCCTTGTTTGCGGGTTCTAGGTTTGTGTCAATTTGCGGAAGCCAATTTCCAGTTCCTGGACTTAATGAAAGAGAGCTAACGTACCTAACTCCAGGGATAGAGCTAATTATTGCAACTAATTGATTAACCCTAACTGCATCTTCTGATGTTGGATAAGAATTTGGGCTTAGGTATTCAATAAGAGAGTTTTCTACAGTTTGTTGCAGTGGTTCTTGGTCGTAATTTGAGTCAAGAACAACAGAGGCGGTAATACCTAATGAAAGAAGTTCAACGTTACGTACGTTAACAATAAGACCCGGAATAGCTTTGTTGGCAACTTCATATTGAATATCGTCAAGCTGTGTTTCTGTAAGAAAATTACCATTTCCATATACAAACACTGTAATGTACCCAACAACGTCAACTCCCTTAGCAACCGTTCCTGAGTCAACAGGGTTGGAGATAGAACCAGTTCTTGGATAGGAGATGGTGGTTCCACCGACTGCCGTTAATGTATAGGTGCCATTACATACAGTGTTTGTCAATCCCGAAACTGTCACTATGTCCCCAACTTCAAACTGATGGTTAGAGCCAATTGTTATTGTTGCAACGCTGCTAGTTATTGTCACGTTTGTAATTGCTTTTGTTTTGCTTGTTGCAATAATTCCGGTATCAGTGCCGTCTGTTAAGTCATAGGTTCGAACACGGCCGACTAATCCTGAATACCCATTTGATACGAAAGCATCAACCTGGCTTGCTTTGACTAGGGTTGAAGCAAGGGAGGAAAGATAAGAAACGGACCTAGATAAAAATCCTGCAGACGTTTCGTCGTTTGTTCCGTTTTGAAAGTCCGTATAAGCCTGTGCGCTAAGAATCGATGTTGACGGAGTCAAGATGGAAAGAGGAGTCCCTGGGTCGACATAAGGAATAACGCCAGGAGTAAAACACTGGGTAAGAACTTGACCAGAAGGAAACGGGTCGCCCGGGGATGGAGATTCATCAGAAGGAATTTCCAATGCTTCAACAGTGTAAAATACGTAATCAAGAATTTCATCTTCAAATGGAACCGAGTATCCAAAAACTGTTCCAGGAGGTATTGTCGCACCTTCGTAAGAGTCTGCAACAACCGTAACCGACACCTCTGCCGAAGAAGCAGTTTGCGCTGTTACGCCCATCATTGAAAGAATGCCCGCCATTAGTCTGTCTGGAACCCTGTTCATAGCGCTGGCTTTTGTCCAGCCAATCCACGCCATGGCCTGAAATATTGCATCTTCTACAGTTCCCGCTCTAAGCGTAAACTCAGGCATGGTTAAGCGAGCCATCTCTATGGCTTCCAGGTACATGTCTCCAGGCTGTTTATCGTAAATAGTAAGGTCTACGTATTGTGAAAAATCTGCTGCCATATATTTATGCTTCCGTTATTACAAAAGAAAACTGAACATCTATTGTTCCGTTGTCTTCTATTATGTTTAATGATGTTATTTCAACTTCTGGCACAAAACGAGAAGCGTTTAAAACGAATAAACCCTTATCGATGGTCGTAAACGTGGGGTCGTTTACTCCAAATCTTGGAGTAAAGGGCTGAACGCCAGGCTCCGTAAGTAGAGCAATTGTCAACAGTTGTGAGTAATAGTCGTATTCACCATCAATCAGTTTTTGAACACCGCTTCCGTCGAATTTAATTGGAAATTTAATTGTATTCATGTTTAATTGTTCCACATATCTAAGTTTTTCCTGGTCATGGCTGTATTTTACCCTAAATCACCAATGAGCAAATATACATTAGAAGCGGTACAGATTAGGCTTGCGGCTGAGTATTGGGCGCGAAGGGTATTAGCAGGGGTGCTATTAACCGTGGCACCTGACCCTGCTGAAATTGTAAAAGTATTACTGTCCAGTCTTGCAAAATCTACAGATTGTCCTACGGAAAAACCAGTTGCACTGGTAACACTTATTGTTTGCGCACCAGTGTTATAAACCAGTTTACCTGCAGCACTCGATTGGAGTACCCCAGCAGTTGTGGCTGTTGTGTATGTGATAATACTTTGTGCGGTTGACCAGTCTCCTTGGGGGCCCGGAGGTCCACTAGGACCCGATGGTCCTTCTGCTCCTGGGGTACCGGTTATTTGGGACCATGCAGTGCCATCCCAATATGCGACAGCAGAAGTATTGACGATGTAGGAAAATGTTCCAACACTGGGGGTTTCTCCCATGACTGAAGTTCTTTCATCTTCTGTTGGGAAAATAAGAATAGAAGAACGGTTGGTTGTTTTTGTTGAGCCAAAAATAATAAAACTAGTCATTGCTGAGGTCAAGAATGTTCCAATAAGCGTGTCGCCAGCTTTATATTTTTTTGTCAGGTCGGTATCAATGGGTATGATTGGTCCGAGGTCGCTTCCAAGTTCAGGGACATGAACATGAACGCGACCGTCATTGCCTGCTCTTGTAACAACGCAGTTGTATATTTCACCCGGTTGTTTAGGTATGGAATATGCGTTATCCCTACGGATTGACTGTACTTGTGGAGACGTAAGCATTATGGGTCTACTTTAAGGAATAACATATGTCTCGCTCCCAGGGGTGGAGACGTATTTGCCATTTGGAAACTTCTTTAAAAGTATCTCAAACTGCTGTTCATAAATAGCATTGATGTAAACAAGAGCCCTTGCCCTTGCCTCTTCTTCTGTTTTCCCTCTTACTTTTGCTAAAAACTTTCCGTCATTCTCGTACTTTGTTAAAGTTTGTCCAATATTTAGTTGTGTTGGCTGACCGCCGACCGTCCACATGGTGCTAAGCACGAGAGCAAATTTTTTAAGATTATTTTCTCCGGCACCGTTGCCGTAAAATATTATTGCGCTGGTTGTTGCTACGTCAGACTCAAACGGTAACACCGGTCTTTCGAACAGGTCAATATTTCCTGTAGCAAAAACTCCAGTAGAAGGGGTTGGGTATCTTAATCTATTTTCTGCATCAGGTAGAGGAAATATTCCTTTTGCAGTTCTTCTCTTAAAAAACTTAGCCCCTACAACGGTTGCGTCGTACGCCCTGTTTCTGCCATCCATCCCGACCTGGTCACCTATGTCGATAACTTGTGGCCCTTTTGCACCGATTGCTAAATCTTTTATGTCTTTCGGTTGCTTGTCCGGTTTTTTAAAAGTAATAGTTACCGGTTCTGGCGACATGTCAGGAAAAGAAACTTCAGATATTAAATAGTACCCGTCATATTCAGACAAGCCGCCAAGCTTTATTGTCATTCCGGGTCTTAGGCGCACAGCATTAAATCTGTCTATTCGTGCCGTCCCAGAAGCTTCCCATGGGTTGTTGCTAGATATGGAAATACTTGGAATCTCCATAAGTTGAAGTTCTTCTCTATTAATTTCTCCAGATGAATTAAATAAATAACCAAGTTTTTTATTTGTCCATGTAAGAGGAATGTATTTATTTTTTGTTTTTTCTTTTTTGTCTTTGCTTTTTATTTGAGCGGCAGTTAAGGGGGCTTCATGTGTTCCCCACCTTTTAAGAATAAACTTTTCCGATGCAAAGATTAAATATCCATCAACTTCGTATACAACAAACTTGGCATCAGTAGCAAGACTATTAATTACGTCCCACAGTGATTCTGATTTATTTCCAGACGAAGCCTTGTTTATTTTTTTAGGTTTAGAAGTAGCTTCACCCCAAAACTTGAGCCCATATTTTTTTGCAGCTCTTTTTACAAACTCTGTTCCGGAACCACCGATAGTTCCTGGCGTTCTATCTCTCTTCATCTGCTGTACAGCCCTGGAGTAACAAACAACAGTTATTAACGGATTTTCTCCAGCCCCTTGAGAAACACCAATATCTGCTATTTCAAAAAGCTGAAGCTGTCTTTCGGCTATGTCTGCGCGTGTTGTTTTTTCAATTGTTCCAAAAGTTTCACTCATGTAAGCAATTACTCGGCCTATTTTAAAATAATTATTAGAAAGCATTCTAAGTTCTTCATCAAGAACAGAAAAGTTAAGTTGACTAGACATGCCCGAGGTGTAGCTAAGGTCAACGCTAACTAGTCTTTCTCTTACTTCGGCTATTTCTTCTTTTTTATCATCCGTAAAAAAAATAATGCCACCGTATTGACGTTCAAGAGAACGCGGAATTTTCTTAATCTCGTTTGATAATGTAACTTGAATTGGGTTATATACGTTGCTCATGGCTTCACAAACGTTCCGTCGTCTCTAATACCGTCAAGAGGGGTGAGTGGGTTTATTATAGCCGCGTTGTAAGCGTCTCTCATAAGTACTCTAGTAGACTTACATGTGCCACTATATTCTATAAAACCTCTAGCTGCCAATTCTTTCAAGCGTTCTACGGTAAGCCCCACTTTTGTGTTAAAAGTGTTCGTAGCCAGGTTGCCGTCACAGAGTGGTTTTTCATTTGATTCTTCTACTGGTGTAAACTTCATTGGTTTAAGTTTTGGAAACTCAACAAGTTTTATTAGTTCTTTGGGATACTCGGTCAAGGTCATGTCGCACGAAGCCCTGCTTATTGCACCGGTTGAACTTCGATATATGGACGTAACACCAAAATCAGCTATAACAAATAGCGAACCTTTTCCTGCATCGTTGTTAAATGGGTACCTAACAGGTTCTTCTAAGAGTTTGTCAAAACCCATAAAAACAACAGGAAACGGACTCATTGCCATTTGTCTAAGCGTTTTTAATTCACTATCCACACTTGTTGTTATTACGCCATTGTCAATAGCGCCATCAAGGCTTCCATTGTCGTCTGGTGCAACTATAAAACTAAATGTAACGCTCATTAGTTTATAAGACTTCCAATCAACCATCGGTCTATTTGCTGCACGGTCAATAGGTGACCATTCAGAACCAATGCTTGAGTAAGTAATTTGGTTTGGCCTATGACGAAACGTGTATTCAAGTTTGGGCTGTCCGGAAGTAGTTGTCTGAACAAGCTTGGGAGCTTGAGAAGTAGCAATGGTTACAGAGCTAGTAGAAAGCGTTCTGGCAAGAGATGTTCCTCTAACGTTTACGGAGACACTAGTAGCTGCAGGTGGTCTTATGGCAATTCTTGCACTTGGCGTAATCAAAGAATTTGCTGCTCTTGTCGAAAGCGCAGCAGCTGCATTGGCGTTTATCAGAGCGATTGCCTCGGCTCTTGTAATGCCTCTAGAAATTAATTCATCAATCTTGGCAAGCCTAATTGAATCTGCCGCATTAGCCATAAGGGACTCATTGCTTTGGCCCGATGTGTCTCTAGTAAATAAACTATCAATCAAGTATTGGCTATCAGTAAATCCAAAAGTTGCTAAATTCCCAAACGGATAAAACCTATTTTCAAACGGGTGATACCAGTAAGAAGGAACAATTAAATTACCGTAATTATCATAGGTGTTTACATACGTTTGAGGACTTTCAATCCAGACTTGAATATTCGTATAAGAATAAGGGTTTGTCGTTGGAAGAAGCGCTGACGAAACGGGGTATGGCTTCGTTCTGCCTGTTGCAACATATAATTTAGTTCCATAATATTTATGCGTATATATACTGAACCTGTCTGGATAGTACCTACGGGTTTTCCCTGCTCCTACCAAGCCTCGCGGTTCGTATTTAGTTCTTTCGGCAGGAACGTTTTCATCTCCAGGGTTATATTCTTTATATGAAGTAAGATTAGGGAGCGGCAGCCAGTATTCAATATCTATTGATGCGGTTCCAGCGTCAACAGTAGAAGATTGAACGCTACCGGTATTTGCGTAAGATATGGTTGTTGCACCAATTGCTGTTATTGCGTAGGTCCCATTGTAAGAAGTGTTTGTTAAGCCAGAAACGGTAACCATCTCTCCTGTTTTAAACAAGTGGCCAGCACCGACTGTTATGGTTGCAATATGACTTGGAGAAACCACTCTTGAAACATTTGTAATAGTCTTTGTTTTGTTTGTTGAGACCTCTCTGGCGTCAGTGCCGCTTAAGAAACGTTTGTATAAGTGATAAATTGGATATCCAGCATACACAACACCGGCACCAGGCTGCGTTTTTCTAACCTCTTTGTAATAGTAGGTTTCTTGAGTCGGTTGAGGTGTTACTGGCATTAGATTCTCTCCCTTGTTCTTTGTTCAGAATTCTTTATCTTTGCCATGACCATGTTTGCTATCTGTTCTGGGTTGTTTTGTCCACCATTGATGTGGAAAGTATAAGAACTTGTTCCTGATGCAACAGTAGCGCTAGTTGTCGTGCTCATTTGGTTAGAAGATGGAGTTAAAGTGTCGCCGATTGCTCCTGGTCCTGGAACTGCGTGAAGATGTCTGTCGCCACCACTTCCGTGGAACTCGGCAAATCCTCCAGCATTACGAGTAGCAACTGCGTACGAGCCAAGGTTCTGCCCAACAAGGTCTATCGCTCTACCGGTAATGTGGTCGGAGTTAAGGGAACCAAGACCATAAGTTCTATAGCCTGAAGTTATTGACCTGCTCCCAGCAATTGAACCGTTAATAGCATCATGTCTAGCCATAGTCTGACTAATGCGCGATGAAGTCGTGTCACCCACCGTCCCTCCACGAGGAGTGCTGGTGTCGCCCTTCATGATTTCTTTCATGGCTTCTATTGACCACCAATCTGGCTTATTGGCGTCTGCTCCAAAATAAGTTTTCATGTCTTTGTTAAAATTGTCAACGGCTGTTTTAAACGTATCTGACGCTGTCAACATTTTTTTTGCAACAGCGTTGTTTGTCCTGTTGTCTATAGTTTTAACGTTAAGAGGGGTGGTCGTGGTTGCGCCATATTCAGAGAACTTGTTATTAAGATTTGCAGCTACGTATTCTGCTTTGCTCGTGTAACCCGCAGCTGTATATATTGCTTTTGATTCTGCATTTGTTTTGTCTTTAAACGGGTCGTCCACTGTGAAAGTACCAGCAGTCACGTCCTTGAGGAATTGCTCCCTCCTGGCTTCTGGCATGCTTTTGATTGCTGCAGCCATCTTGCCCTTGTTGCCGTACATGTTTGCTTCGCCAAGTTGTCCTTGTATTTGGCCAGTCGCTGTATCTATAAAGCCCTTTTCGGCTTTTGTCTGGCTTGCGGTAAGAACTTCAGTAACTTTGGGGGTAAAGAAATCTGCCGGGTCCATATCGTGGAATGCTCCACCTGGTCCAAAAATATTTCCAGGGTCTTCAGCTGTACCTAATTGCCGTTTTTGGTTGTAGAAGTCAGATATCGCACCATCCCCAGTCAACCCAACAGATGCAGTCTGAAATTTTTCTAGAGCACCAAGAACAGATACTGTGTCCCCTCCACCCTTGATTGTGCTTCTTAACGCCGCTCCTGCTTCGTCGTATATTTCTGGGGCTCTAATACTTTTAATTGCTTCGTCAAAGACGCTAGATATGGCATTGACGGACGCATCTATGTTGGCGTCTTCCATTTGCCTTGCGGATTTAACCATTGTTAAAGCAAGTTTTTTAACTATGTCAGACGTCTTTGCTGTTGCGTCGTACAGGTCTACACCCATCTTCTTGGCAAGGACTTCTAGTTCTGCTCCAGATTTTCCGCTCATGGTTTGAAGCACTTTCATGCGGGAGCTTTGCTGGTCAGCGATTGCGGTTGCTGCTTCCATTCTGTCGGGTAGTTCTTTGGCAAGCTTTGTGAGTGCAGCACCTTTGTCTTTGTTTATGGAAGCCATTTCTTCAGGACTAATGATTCCCCTAAAAGCTGGGTCTTCGCTTATTTCTTTCAGAAGATTGAAGTCTTTCTTCTGCTGCTTTTTGCGTTTACTGCCAGTCATCTTCCCCCACACTCCACCAACAGCAGCTCCAAGACCCGACCCAGCAATACCGCCTATAAGCGCTCCTAGTCCTGCTCCGGCCAGTGTTCCTAATGGCCCGCCAAGAGAGCCAACAGCTGCGCCGTATGCTGCGCCTCCTGCAGCACCTGCTAAACCACCACCAATAGCGCCCCTTTTTGCTTGTGTTGATGTTTCTGCGCTGTATTTACCACGGAAGTTACCTTTTTTAAGTTTTTCATCTAGCTTTGCATAAGCTGCAGCAGTTTCTCCGGCAATAGTGCTATAGGCTCCCTCTCTTCCAGACATGTCTACACCTGCGTCTGCATCTGCCTGTTGTCGATACGCTGCCCCTTGGGCGTCATTAAATGCACGGGCAGATATTCCGTCGAGAAATGACCCCATTGCTTCTTTTGACTCTTTGGCTCTTTGTCTTATTCCTCCAGCAAAACCGGCAATTGCACCGGTTATTGCACCAAGCGCCGCACCTACAGCAGTACCAATTCCAGGAGCAATCATCGTTCCTATTGCTGCACCTGCACCTGCACCAGTTAGTGCTCCACCTGCGGCTGTTTTGGAGTTAAGTGCAGCACCACCAAGACCAACTGCAAGACCAGCAAGCGGGTTAAATTGACCAACCATTCCACCAAGAGCCATTGCTCCTTGTGCTTCTTCAGGCATGTACTGAGAAGCCATTGACATTCCCATACCGACAGCCATCTTTGCACCCATGCTGTTGTTTATTCCGCCAATGCCTTTTTCTGCGTTACCAAGAACTGCGGAACCAAGGGCACTGTTTCTTGTTGAGCGCGCCGTCCTGCCGGAGTACTTTAATTTGTTTGCCATAGTTTTGCTATAGCTTTGTTTCCCTGTTTTTTCGTCAATTATTTTTATGCCTTTTGTGGATATAAATCCAGTTTGAGGGTCGTAGTTTGCTTCATGTCTTCCAGTACGCAAACCAGTAAGCGGGTCAATGCCTCTATTGAGACCTATAACACGACCTGTGTAGTCACCGGGTGTGCCGTCAGGGTTGGTTGCAATCTCGGCTCTTGCACGCATTCTTCCTGTAAGGCTAGAACGAAACAGGTCCTGACCAACGCCGGTTTGTCCTTGGGCTTGTTGTCTAGAACCTTCAGATATACGCCTAAAAAATCCTGGACGAGAATATGCGCCACTCATTGCCGGTCCACCTGCCCCCGGAGGAGCTGTTCCTGGTCCGCCAGGACCCGGCATACCGCCAGTACCACCACCGCCCGGTCCAGGCATCGCACCAGACGAGAGTCTTAGTCCATCAATAGGAGAAGATGGTCCAGGTGCAGTTGGGCTAATAATCTGATAACGCTGATGGGCCATCATTATTGGTCTAGTGCTACTTCCAGCAGTTGGTGAGGCTGGATACGGTGCACCACCTCGACCTGTTATGCCAACATCACCGGCTCCTGGTGTTTTTTTATTAAAAGCACCGCTATTCCAGTAAGTTTTACCGTTTCTGGTTACCCACGCGCCTCGTCCTACGAGCTTTGCGTCACGATTAGGGTAATCGGTTTTGTAGCGAACAAGGCGACCCGCGGAGTCGGTTCCAAATTGTCTTGTATCAGAAGGATGCCTACGACCACCATACAAAGGGGTGCCATGTTGGTCATAAAGCGGCTTGCCTCTTGGTTTTATTGATACGGGCACTCCTGGTATTGGCTTTGGTGTGCCTGGCGTAACTGGCGGAGTGCCTGGTCCGCCTGGTATTGGTTTAACTGGTCCGATAGGTGGTGTCCCTGGTCCACCTGGTGGAGTTCCTGGGCTGCCGGGTATTGGCTTGCCGCCAATGACTACGGTCTTGGCTATGACGTTCATTGTGTTTACAGGTGCGCGCTCTTTACCGAGAAAGCCACCTTTATGGCTTTTCATTTGACGACCCATCATAAGAAGAGCCATGTAGGCCATTGGCCCGCCAAGAATGCCACTGAACTTAGAAAGCATTCCAGTCATCATGCCGACTACTTGAGTTATGCCTTTAATTACATCACTGAGGAATGGCAAAGCATCCCTAAACGCTGTGCTGAATATGTCTGAAAGTTTAAATAGCTCGGTGATTAAGCTGCCAAGGGTCTGTCCTATCTCAGCAAACGTCTCTTTGTTGCTGATAGCACCAGCGTTGAAGTCTTTAAACGAACCTAAGAAACCGGCCTTCAAAGCCTCAAGAATAGGTTTGAATATTCCTTCTATTGATTTGGCACCTTCAACGAACGGTCTCAATTGTTCTCTAGAAGTCCTGAACCAGCGAGCAAACTTTTCCCAGCCTTTGCCCATGTTCTGAAAAAATCCATCGGTTTTGGGAAGCCATTCTCTAATCAGTTTTACAAAGAAGTTTGATATTTTTTCAAACGTTGCAACAAGTCCATCAAAAAATTTACTTTCTCCAAAATCGGCCATAGAACCACTGACACGCTTTAGGTCGTTTCTTATAATTCTAAAGATTTTTGTCATTGCAACTTTTGCTGGTTCAAGAAACTCTTGACCAAAGTCTGCAAATTGAGCTTTTATTTGATTAAAGAAAGATTTTGCTTGACCTATTAGTGTTGAGTTAACGGCCTCAAACTGTCCTGCAACACCACCAGCTTTGGCGAGCTCGCCAGACATGATGAGTTCTTTCATCTGTTTTTTGCTGGTTACTTTTGCTTTTTTAAGAGCCTGTTCCATCTGCGGGCCAAGTGCTTTTGCTGCCTGCCTAACGCCAGCCATGCTTGTCTTGGAGTTGTTGAGAGCTTCAATAAGTGCGCCAACCTTGTCGGCTGCTGCTGCTGGGTCTTGTCCTGCAGCCCCAAAGTCCATGAGGTTTTTCATTAGCCCACCGCTTTGTGCAATCTGCGAAGACTTCATGGACTTGGCCATAGCTGCGTAGGCTTTATTTAAAGCAGCCACACCGAGACCTGCTAACTGCGAGTCAGTCTGGAGGGTCCGCATTGCAACACGAACCTGGTTTGTTCCTGTAAGAAACTCCCCTGCTCCACCCTTTGTGAATGCATACATTGCTGCTTGTTGTTCACGGATAGCAGCGGCGGCTGTTCCAAGTGCTACTGCAGCGCTAGCGGCCGCGCCGGCCATGGCAGTCATTCCCCATGAATAGGCTTTGTGTAGCCATTTCCCTGCTATAAACAATGCATGAACACCCATTAAGGCAAGTGAAAATACACCAAACTGAAGAACCGTAGCCTTGAGGGCAAGCATAAGACCCTTGGTCAAGCCCATACCCATCATTTTGATTCCCTTGTCCATGGAGTCAAAAACTTTACGGGTTTTTACATTTGCGGTCAACAAGTTTTGAGAGTAAGTCTCTATTGTTTTAGCACCGCTACTTAGCTTTTTGCCTGCTCTATCAAGTTTGTCAAGAGATTTTGCGAGGGTGCGTACTTCAAGAGCACCCTGTAGGGCACCCTTAACCTCAATATTGACTGTACCTTCAGCCCTGGCCACGTTTAGACCTCACACGCTCATTTACGATTTTTGGGAAAATCGCGTGAGTGTAGGTGTAAATCTGGTTTATTGCCTAGATTTACGTTCCTGCTCTTCGCGGTCGTTACTTATTACTTTAGCACAAGCAAGCCTTATCAGCCATTCAATTTCTGTTGAATCTAAAAGTCTTATTGGGTCTGTCCCGAACAGTTCGCCTAGTCTTGCTGCCGATATGACCAGAGGGTCTTCGGTTAGTTCGTCGAAGACCCCTTCGTAGGGTCCTCAACATCCACCGAATCAGAATATCCAGCAGCGTCAAGAATCGAAAGAGCAGCAGCCTCAATGTGAGGGTCAACTCCAAAGAATTCCTTAACACAGTCAGGAAGTGGGCGAGTCGTACTTGTCATTTCAAGGATTGCAGGAGAAGCAAATGTCAGCTCGTTGCCGAAGTCATCGAATACTTCTTCGTCATCAAACAGAATTCCAACAGTTGTGTGACCAATAACTGAGCAAGCAAAACGAGTTCCGTCCATGCCGTTACGGGTGTCTTCACCAGCTTGCTTACGCCAGTTCTTCATTTGATTCTGGGTAATGTTTGGACTAATTTTGATTTTTACCCCAGGACGTTCTGGAACAGGAATAAGCACAACCTGGCGCTCAACCTTTTTCTTCACGATGCTCGTAAGCTTCTGAAGTGGGGTTTCTTCTACGGCGACAGCAGCTTTAGCCTGCTTGGCCCTTGGAGAAGAATCTTCTGTGGATGTTGTATAGAGTTCAGAGTTTTCTGTCATAACGGAAAACCTAGCACATCATTTATGCTAGTGATGGAACTCAGAAGAGAAGATTTATCAGCCAGCTGCTGCAGCACCGGACTCAACGTCCGAGATGGCAAATGTTAGCGAGAAAGTCGCAGGGGCTCCCGAAGATGAGTCGCCGTCTGGCTCTGTAATTCCAACCAAGAGAGCCTGTGGGTATACGCGGTCGGTTCCTGGGACTTTTAGGTCGCAGTCAAAGGTCTCAATCGTGATGTTGTAAGAAGCACGACCAACCAATGGACGAAGGGTTGAGATTTTTTCTGCAATTCCTGTTGCGCCTTCTGCTGCAATTCTGTCGTCATCGTAGTGAGCGGTCAAAGTAATGTCGCCAACTTCAGATGGAGCACACAGAACGGTAGGACGGAGCTTGCCGCCTTCGTAAATCTTTTCAACAGATGCAGTGATTTCTCCACCAGAAACCTGAGCAAATTTAAAATTTGTCCACAGTGGGTGAATGGCTGACGATACTGGCACAATCGATGCAAGTACTTGGCGCTGAGATACTTTTGACATGTTTATATCCTTCTTTAGACGACACTAGCGGTCAGGTTAGACTTGATGATGTCGACTTCAATTTTGTCACCGACACCGCTGGTGCGGACACCAACTTTTGCCTTTACAGTACCGCCTGCTAGTTGGCTGACTGGGTTTAGGTAGGAATCGCAACGGACCGTATAGCCGTTGTCAATTTTCTTACCATTGGCATCAAATGCTTGGAAGAGAGCACCCTGCTCGCGCATAGGAGCAAGGATTGCTATCAATCTTGATGTGATTGCAGAGAAGATAGTGTCACGGCCGTCTATTACGCCAAAGATAAGGTCTTCGAGGGACCTTTGTGATTCAACAACGATGTGGTTGATGATTTCCTGGGTTGTAATGTGGCGGAAGTTTTCCGTATCGATAGAAAGCGAACGAGCACCATAAACTCTGACAGAGTTTTGAATGATTCTGATTGCATTCACGTTTTCCGAATCGAGCTCGTCACCAACAGTCTTGTTGATGTCTAATGCTACTCCAGAAACAAATCGTGCGCTAGAAATCGAACCAGCTGCTGGAACGTGTGCTCCACCTTGATTGTGAGCAAGAGCGCGCTTTGCGGCAACATATCCATCTGGTGGAATTCTTCTTGTCAGTCCGGTAGTTGATGTTGGAACACTAACCCATGGGAAATAAATGGCTGCATGCTCAAGGTCTTCAAGAAGCTTGAGGTCATCGCTCTTGTCGATTGCAAACTCAGCAGTGTCTGCGACACCACAATGCAAGATTGCAATTCTATTGTTTGCATTTGCATGAGCAATAAGCGCAGCAGAAATGTCAAAATCTGCCTTTAATGTTCCGTCGTAGTCCGTTGCTGGACCTCCTCCGACAGTAACACGAGTAGCCGTTTCTCCGTCTGGTATTGAAACGGCACCGGCACCGAGAGAATCGTTAAACACGTCAAGGCCAGAAGCCAAAACAGCGTCATCAACGCCTGCAAGGTCTTCCCCGCCTGTTGAAAGCGCCGTTGCTGCAAGTACTGCTGGAAGTTGACTAACTCCTGCAACTCCTACGTCGGCACCCAATTCGGCAACCACATAGCGGGAAGCGATGGGGCTCAAGTTGATGCGACCAACGGCTTGAGCCACTGTTGAAACAACTCCCGTGTTGTACACAGGCTCGCCGTCGTAAGAAATGATTACTGCAAACGTTGATACTGTTGGATTGGTTACCGTTGCTGTAATGTCGGCACTCCATGCACCAGGGCCGTTTGCGTCAAGAACGAGAAGTTCATCTTCATCTTCGTTTTCAAGAACAAGTGTTCCTGTTGTGGCTGCTGCGCCAGCAACTCTGGATACATACGCTTGTGTGCCACCCTCTTCAAAAAACGTCTCTACCGTTGAGTGGAGGTACGAATGGGCAATAAAGCCTCCGAATACATTTTCAAATTCTGCAAGACTTTGAACAAGAACCGCTTCACCTACGGGTCCGCGCTCTGCTAATCCGACAACAAAAAGCTGCGAAGATTCGCGCACTGTTGCGGAAGATGGGCCTGTTCTGACTGCTGTGGAGATAACTACGCCTGGCATAAGACCTTCCTAATGGTTCGTGTTGGGAGCAATGCTGCCAACGGTTTATATTGTACAGATGATTTCGTGTTGGTTATTGCAACTGTTGCAAAAGAATGCTGTACAAATAGAATACGACATAACTGGTTATAAAACAGGAAGTGGCGCGGACAAGGCTCCGCTTCCATCTATTTCCAAATCAATGCTTGACACTGTGCCGATTGGTTTACGAGAAACAACCTCGTCTATCTCCATAGTGTAGGAAATATATGCTCCAGCCATAATTCTGTCGCCTTTAAGTAGTGTTAAATCAGAAAACTCTTCACGAATTGAACCTTCGTCAATCATTGCCCTAAAAGATGTTCTTTCGTCATAAGCCTTGAGGCACGGATAGTCAAGAAGAGCCGACCTAAGAACAGTTGTGAGCCTGTCTCGCATAATGGTGCACTCTTCGGAACCTTCTGTCCTGACCCAAACATAAGTGCGCATTGAGTAAGAAACCCTATAAAGAGGGTCTGGGCCATCAAAACCAATACGGTTAAAAGAACTAGAAGACATAACCACAGTAATAACAAGGGGCCATGTATCGATAGCAAACGGTTCGTATATTGTAAAACCTTCAGGAGTGGGAAGAGTTATGTCGTCTACGTTCCATCCGTTGCGGTAATCAATAATTCTTACAGGAATATCTTCTGAAAGGTAATTATTTACATATTGCTTGGCGAACTGGGCACCATGCATGAGTGGATATCCTGGAACTGTTGGCATTATGCCGTTAACCCTTCATTGCCTTCGACAATGTAGTTTGCTAGCTTTTCTGCAAACTCATCGACAAAGGATTGTGGGATAAAAAGAATTTGACGTTTTGGCATGTTTGTTGTTCCGTTCTGGTGAAACGGTGCATAGCTTAATCCGGTTCCAAACGTTGCGCTTAGGTTGTTTATCTCGTTCACAGAGGGGTCAGAAAGCTCTGAGAGGCTTCTGAACAGTTCTCCGCTACGGATGAGCGTTGGTCTGCCTGGAAGTTTCCTGGCCTTCCATGCGGCGTATTCGGCATCAAGAGGAGACCATCCACCGACAGGAAGGCCTTGAGATGTAAAGTTTTCCGCAAATGTCTTCTTTAGCACCTGTTGCGCCCACCTAAAAACTGGTTTTGCGTCCGTGCATCTATCCCTGATGTCGTCAACTAGGTTCTGGACTTTTTCAATCCTGACCTCAACATCTATTCTTACTCCTGCCACGATTACGCTATTCTGCTTCGTCTGTATTTTCTAAGAGACATGAGTTCGGTGTCAAGAAATCCCGTAACAAGAGGACCCACATTTCGGGTTGTTATATCTTTGAGACCAACAACATCGTCGTGCATGTTCTGCATTTCCCTGGATGCGGCCCTCAAGATGAGGAGCTTAAACATTGGGATGGCTGAACCATCCAAACCTGCGGTATAGGTGACGGTAACGACGTCGCCATCCAGGGCGTAAAAGTAATCGATTCCAAATCTACGGACTATGTATTCGTCGTCAACTACAAGCGTTCTGAGCGTGCCGTCTACCGGCTTAACCGTAACGGAGATAACTTCAACCACCGGGGAGTTGCGTAAGTAGACAGTGTTTGGAGGAGTTGCCCATGTCGTACTGTCGACCATACTTGATTCAGAAAACGAGTCAGTGTAGGCACCAGATGGAGCACTCAGAAAGGTTCCCATCGGTACTCCGTGAAACATTGACTCAATAACATGTTGTTCTTCAAATTCTTCAACCGTAACGGGTCGGCGAAGATACGCCTCCATCTCCGATTGAAGTCCTGCGAGAATCATGTCGGCTGCATCCTGCTGGCGCAGGGACAGCTTGATGTCCATGTAGTTGATAAGGTCTGCTCGGGTTGCTAGTAGCACTTGATACCTCCATTGGGCGTTAATCAGTCACGAGGACCGACTTAACGCTTTTTTCTTGGTGTGGCTTTCTTGGCTGGAGCCTTCTTAGCTGGAGCCTTCTTGGCTGGAGCCTTCTTAGCTGGAGTCTTCTTAGCTGCTGCCTTCTTAACTGGTGTAGCCTTTTTGACTGCACTGGCTTTCTTGGCGGCTTTAGACTTGGATGCTTTTCTTTTTGATTCAGCAGCAGTCTTCTGTTTTCTTACCTGCTTAAGAATGGCTGAAGACTTTGCTCTCTGTGTTGCCGACTTGTAAAGGGCTTCGTTGGTTTCTTTGGCACGAGCCTGGTAGCCCTTTTTTCTGCCAATCTGCTGGCTGCCACGACCTGGGGTTGCTGCAAGACCAAGTGGTCCTTTGCCTCTAATTTTCTTGTTTCTCTTGACTCCAAGAGCTCTAACTTCCGCAGGAGACATGTATCCCTGTTGTCTTGTAGATTCTCTTGCTAGTGCTCTAGCGTTATTGCGATTACCAAAAACTTCTTTAATTGCTTTGTTTAGCAAGTCTTTCTCTTTGAGAAGCTTTTTCCATTTTGCAGAACCCTCACCACCACTTTTTCTAAGGGCGGCCATTTGGTTTTTTATCCGACTATCGTCAAGCATGAGAGAGTCTGCGTCGTCCGTAATGTCCGGGCCGTATCTTACTCTAGGCATAATTAACCAACTTCTTTGAGAAACATTTTAAAGAAGTTTACCATATAGCGCTAAGTGGGAATTAAATACCCGCGCCAAAGCTACCTGTCGCTATTTGGGGGTGATTCAATTATTGGACCTTTATCAAGTGTTCCTGGAGGAGCCTCAACTGGAACCCATGCTCTTGAGTATGTATATTCTTTGATATTCCTTGACTTCAGTATTGTTCCGTCAATCATTAAAGAGTATTCATTGCCCTTCATGCACAATGTTCTTTCCAGACTTTTTTCATTAGCAGCCCTATTGCGAACAAGTTTTTTAATTATCGAAGACATGGGCTTAGCAACTACTGAGCCTCTACCCCTATTGAGGCGAAGGTGCATCTCCATTGCTTCCATGGTCCCAACATCGTGTTTTACAACCGGAATTGTTCCTCCGATTGTTTCCATTATCTGTTTGACGTTTGTGGCTAGCAAATAGCGTTCAGAGCCATCAATTATTTCTCCGGTCCTTGAAGATACATGGATTGGTTGAATAAATCCAAAATCAAGAAGAGACGCAGAAAGCACCAAAAGGTCTGGTCTCAGTATGTATGTTGCCCTCCATGATGGGACGATAAGCGTTGACGGGTCAACTTCCTCAATTTCATACTTCATATGTTAAATCCATTTCTTCGTCATTGTTTCTTACTGTGTACGCCCTGGTTCTTGGCCCAACAGGAGAAGGCGAACCGCCATCTATTTCGTTGAGAACAAGAGTTCTAATTAGCAGACTGATTGGGTAGGCACGTTGGTCTTCTAGATGCTTCTTGCGGAACTTAGACACGTAAGCTTTTGCTTCCATTTGCCTGCGCTCCCCAATAAGGTAGTTCTCAATAAACATTGAAGCACCCTCTAGGCCAAGCCCAGAATATTCATTGATTAGTTTTTCAATATCAAATTCAGGCCACCATCTACGCTGAGCGTCTATGTATGGAAAACACTCCACAAGCCTGTCGTAGAACTCTGGCTCCGTAGCAACTACGTCCCCAATCCTACGGATAGCAATGCTGTGAAGTGGGATACCGATTCTGGTATTGCTTTGCGTCTGGGCGGCAAGGTCATAGTACTCGCAGTACTCAGAACCATGCTCTTCGATGAGAAACTTAAATACGTCGTTTGTGTTCCAGTCGTAAATGACCTTGGCAAACTTCATTGGTATTCCAGTTTTCAGTTTATAAGGGGTAACGATGTAATTCTCGTGAAGCTTTTGAACACAAGACCTATAGCGAACCATTGACTCGCTTGCTCTTACTCCGGTAATGAAGGCAACGTTCCCCTTCTTTCCCTGCATGGTGTAATAGTCGGTCTGTTCAGGAAGTGAAACATCGTGTGTTAATCCAAAGTCTTCCCCGGTGATAGCCCATGGCGGGATATCTCTTACGAGTCGTCCCTGGTTCTTTCGCACATTGCTCCACAGCACGGTGGTAACTCTTTGGCCAAGAACCCATATCTCTGCTGGGTAGGGAAGGCAGTACCACTCCATGTCAACCCAGTCGTAGTTGCGAACTTTTTCAACATACTCAATAGTCTTAGGGCTCACCATTTCTTCGTCTCTGAAGATGACCTTTACAGGACCAAGACCGCGCTCTTCATGAACTTCTTTAGCAAGGTACATAACAGCAGACGAGTCCTTGCCTCCAGAGAACTGAACACATACCGTGTCGAAGGTGTCGTATACGTGGCGGATTCTTTGGCGAGCAGCATCAATGCAACTCATGTCAAGAAACATTCTTTGTCTAGTCATTAGTATTTTGCAATCTGTGAAAGCCGACTGACCTCGGCGCGTAGCTCATCTACGATGCGTAATAGTTCATCGCGTTCGGATATTAGTTTTTCAAGTTCTTTTGTTTCTTCAGGACTCATTATGCTTCCATCCGTTTCTAGCATTTCTTGCATACACAAGAGCATATGCACCAGCCATCAAAATAAAACCATATTGTTTTGTTTTAACTGCATAAACAACCCAAAGAATCTCATTGGCTAAGTTTATTAACCAGCCCCACCAAACTCTATTGCCGGCAATTAAAAGACCAGTAACACCAAGAGTTCCAAGCACCCACGACCAGATACTCATTAAATCTCCGAGTGTTGGCCGATGAAGTCCATTAACCGTTCTGCGGTTGTATTTCCAACAATTGAAACATCGCTTCTTAGCCAGCGAATAAAATCGTACCAACGAGACTGTTGGGCAGGGTTGTCAAAGACGAGCGTGAACTGAACTACTGCTTGTTGACCTGCACCTGCAGCCATTGTTGAACCACGAATAGCTATGTCGTTTTGGTCAGAAGAAGCAGGTGCAACAATTCTGTTCTCTCCTTCGCTATCTCTGGTAACGGTGAATTCTTGTGGACGCAATTCAGGTACGTCATTGAATCCCTGAATCTCTGCGTTTCTGTCAATGAGTACTGGAGGAACATAGTTGCCACTAGTCGACATCTCGCTGCTGTTTCTGTAAGCCTCTTGCTCATATTCTGCAATCTCGAATTCGTCCCATCCGAGTCCTTCCAAAAGTTCTGGGTAGTAGTCACTAACCGAACTAATTAGTTCGTAAAGAATTTCTGGCTCAGAGTAGCCAAGCTCAACCGTTCTGTTGTCGGCAAGCGCAAAGGCAACAGCACGAGAGTCATCGCCCTCAAGATAGATAACGGCAATCTGGTCCCAGCCAAGAATCTTCGCGGCTTCTAGTTGGTGATTACCAGCGATTACGGTCGCCGTACCATCGTCGTTTCTTTTGGCAACGATTGGCTTTACCTGCCCGAACTCGGCATAGGAGGCAGTAATGGCATCAACGTCCCCAACTCTTGGGTTCTTCTCAAGTGGGAGAAGCGTGTCAATATCAACAGCCATTCCCATAAGTGACGGGTGGATACCATTGCTCATACTTGATGCCTCACGTTTGCGTTGAGCGTTCTCATTGCGTCTATGGATGTACGCAGGGATAACAGCTTTTCTCTTTTTGATTTAACTAGGGCTTCAGAGATTTTGTAATCAAACGAAGATTCGTCTAATTTGTAGTCAGCCCATGCTTCGCGTTCCTTGATTGAGCCTTTTGCTGAAAGATATTCTTTGGCCCAGTTTGATTTATGGAGCGCTTCTTTCTTAGCATTGTCTATAGCAAGAACCTCAAAAGCTTCCGTCTCTTCTTCGAGCATTCCTATTAGGCGAAGAAGTTCGTTTTCAATATCAACTTGACTAATTGGCTGATTTCTATTTTGCACTTGAATCCTTTATATTATCCATCGACGACCAATCTATCTTCTCTAGGGAAGATAGTTGTGTTGCTGTCCAATCGTATTGGCTTTTTCCTAAATATGCAAGCCCCATCTGTTCAAGAATCCACGCATCGCATTCGTCGTCTGCACCAGAGCCGGAAAAAACCATTCCTGTTTTAGAAGAGATTGCAGATATGACTTCAGTCTTTCCTGCGTTGCCTTTTCCAGTAGCAAATTTAGCTCTGGAGGTTGGGGGGACCTCTACGTAGGCAATCCCGCATTCCCAGAAGGTCATCCTAATGCACCCGCCAAGTTCTCCAATACTATGGGCCTGTGAGTTGCGTGACGCAAACGAGTAGCCCTCAATGACGGCGCAATCGATTTCTTCGTCTAGGCATATCTGAAGCAATGTCTTGTTTACGTAAGAAAGTCTTTCAGGGCCCTTGGCCTTGGTGGAAACAATCGACGTTTTGCCATTTATTGATACACCGGTAGAGGTTAGGGAGAGGTCTAGTCCTATTAGCTTTATATCAGGCACAAAAAGACCCTACTACATGAAAATCGGGCAGGACTCGTCCCACCCGACCTTCACCTATAACGGTCACAATTCTCTTGTGTTAAAACAATTGTACAACAGCAACAAACAGTGCCCATACAGCAAACAACCGCCTGTCCTGCAGAGACTGGCGGTTGTAGAGAAGTTAAAAAATTAATCTCCGGATTGCCGTGGTTAGGCCACTAGACATTGACCACCGTCCTTTCCTTTCTGACAGCGAGTTGTAGGTACCTAAGTTCAAGAATACATGAGTTAATAATAAACAAACAATAAATAATTCTCTTAATAATTCAAAAAACGAAAATCACTTCGTGTTATTATTTACATACAACGACTTTCACAGGAGAAAACATGTCAACAGCAGCCCTCGCCCCAACAACCATCACATTGAACATTGCTGGAGGACTAAGCACCAGCAGTATCGTCACAATGGCTATGCCGTTTGCTGGCAAAATCACAGGCGCTTATGTCGCAGTGACCACAGCCCCAGCAGGTTCAGCACTTACCGCAGACCTCAAAGTCGGTTCTGATGTAGCAGCAGCGTTCTCAATCGCAGCCGCAGGAACTTCAGACGAAGGCACGCTTACCGCTGCTAATTGCGATTTCGCAGCAGGCGCTCTTGTCAGCCTTGACGTTTCAGCCGTTGGTTCTGGTACTGCCGGTTCAAACATGACAGTAGCATTCACGGTTGTTGAAGGCTAAATAAAACTTTTTTAACAAAAAACCACCTCGTTCTTAATGGGCGGGGTGGTTTTTTTATGTCACAATATTAACGTTACCTAACAGCAGGAGACACAAGTGTCTGGAATTATCGCACCATCAATCGTCAACTACGAATGGACAGTCAAGCAAACAGACCCTTCTTTCTTGAATGTGTCTTTCCCGTTTCGAGTCAAGATTGAGAAAATCTGGTTTACCACTCAGGTACTAAGCGACGGATATGGTCTTTGGCATACCCTGAACGGTGAAGGCGGGGACGCGAGCGTAGACATTGAGACAACCGAAAGATTGCTGCGTCTCGCGGCATTTAAGTCTAAGAACTCCAAGACACAGCACGGAATTTACGATAACCCAACAGACTTAATGTCTGTATTTAACGATGCAGGTTGGAACGGTAACGACATTGACGAAGACATCAAGCCAACAATGTGGCTTGGAAACCCAGATGAAGGAATTGGCAAATTCGGCGCATTCTCTACATCTGGTGGTGTATGGGGCTCCGCACAAAGTCTTCGCAGCACCGCTGTAGCACCTATTGATAAAGCCCAAGCCACAAACAGCAGTTGGAGCGAGAACGAGTACAACGCCAATACCTACCTCACAGATGTTGCAATTATGAACACTGACGAGATGTTGCAGTTGTTCGTCTACAACGCCGATGGGGACTGGACGGACTACAACGATTCAGGAAAAGTCACAATCTCGGTTGCTTACACCGGTATTCATGACGTAGAGGCAGTATCAGCCACAGCCAAGCCATGGACAGAGTGGTGGAACGACTAGTCTTGCCGTATGGCAATGAAGACAGTCTGGTTCTGGAAAGGACCACCACTAAATAGCAAATGGTCAGTTGTAGCGACTTATGCTACGGACGAGCATCCTCACCCCTTTGTAATTGAAAGCAAGGTGTGTCCTACGAAGTCTGAGCCGCATTCGTTTGTTATGGCTGACGAGCACGAGCGCCTCGTAGTTAGGTTGACTGACGAGCAGTTTAATGGCGTCCCAGACCTTTGGTACATCCTTGAAGAAAACCCTCACCCAACAGACATGGTGACTATTCATGCTATGGGTGGTGGCATGTTCCCTAACGGCACAGTTCTCATGGTTAAGGATGTTGTGGGGTTGCAGATTAGTGCTTCCGACAGGGTTGGTTTCGTTAGATGGTTTCGTTCTGATTCACGGCTTCAGCAAGTGATGGTAAGTGAGATGTGGCGCAGGAAGCGTATATCTACCGTGCTGATTAGTGTGGCGGATGTTGTCGTTATGTCTGGCAACTACGGCCCGCACCTGAACGGCGGAGACATCACCACTGCCGACGGAGAAGAACTGCGCAAAGCATGGAGTGAATCTGCGAGAGTTACCCCGCGTATTGGGTCTGTCGAGTAAATGGTAAAATGAATCAATGAGAGTATGGATTGACCAAGACCTATGTACTGGAGATGGCCTGTGCGCAGAAATAGCTCCAGATGTATTTACGATGATGGACGACGGTCTGGCTTACGTAAAAGAAGGCGACAAGATATTTTGTGCCGCCGTTGGTAATCCAGAAGGAGCAGCCGGTTTAGCATCTTTTGCGGACGACAGACTTGATGACGTAATTGAGTCAGCAGAAGAGTGCCCTGGCGAGTGCATCTTCATAGAGCCATAAGGCTTATTCGTCGTACGAATGCTTAGATAGTCCAAGGTCAAATGCAAGCTGAGGATAGTTTCCTATGCGGGTATGGCAAGGACGACAGACACACATAAGGTTTGATTCGTCAAGAATGGAGCCACCCTGCGAGCGTCTCACTAGTTCGTGAACATCCGATGATGGTCTTTGCTGATAGACAGCAAGTTCGTCGTATTGAGCAAAGACAGGACAGGCTTCACACCACGGGCGTTCTCCTAAAAGCTTTTCAACTAACGGCCTGCGAAGTTTGTACTTTTCTTCAGTCTTCTTAGAACGATTATTTATCTTCTTTGAAGACTTTTTGAGAGGTGTTCTTTTTAGCGGCTTGTCCGACCGCTTTAAGGGTTTGCGATTCACTCTGCTGGGAAAAGGCTTGACTCATCAATTGAGTCAAACAACCACTCGTTGTTCAAGACGGCCCATAAAGCCCTATCGATAGATGTCTCTTCTAGGTCAAACTCACGAAGCAAAGCACGATGTTTAATAATTGCTTTTTTGAGCGTTTCCATCTCTTGCCAGCCGTTCGATTCTGGAGTTTCTCCAGTATCAATCATTGCAGACACTTCGTCTAGGCGATTGTTTACATGAAACCTAAAGCGAATAATTTTCTTTTTCCTAGCTTCATAAGCCTTGGATGCTTCCTGAGCAAGAATTCTTCCGTCACGACCCATTGATTCAAACCGCTCAATGTCTGACTGGTTGTCAAACTCAATGTCTCCTATTTGGTCATCAAGATTGTCCACAAGGGCTTGCAGGTGGTCTTTCCATCTATTCCAGTTTGCAGGGTCAGTAAGCATGTCTCTCTGTATGGGAGACAGTTTATTTTTGACCTCCTCGGCAACCATCTGAGCAAAGGTAATTTCATCAATCATTTTTTCCACCAAACATTGGGCAAATTTTCTGATAACTGCACCAGTTGCAGAGTATCGATTTTCTTGCTTCAAATTCTCCCGTGCGACAGCATTCGTCCACTTGTTTTTTTGTATCAATAACGTGTTCAATCATATTTTTTGATTCACGGCTCGTTACATATTTCTTGAGTCTTACTCCGTCTTTTAGGTAAAGAAGTTCTAGTTCTTTTGCCGTTCCTTCACCCATCTTTTCCAGCATGTACGCATAGATATAAAGCTGAAAGAACTTGTCTGCTTGATACTGAGGTCGGGGGGTTTTGCCGGTTTTGTAGTCACTAACAATAAGCGACTCCCCGTCACTAAGTTTTGAGTATCGGTCAATGAAGCCCTTAATTACAACGCCTTCAATGTTTCCTGAAACTTCAAACTCAAGACCATCTGGTTGTAGTTCTTGTGGGTTTTCGAGAATCCATAGATTCTCAATACAAAACCACGAGCGCCACCTGAACTGACGAACTTCTTTTTCGTTCTTTACGGATGAAGTTGCTTT